TACAACTCTTGCAATTTCATTAGGGTTTGATTCTGACAATACATTAACATTGATACTATAATTATACACTGAGTCCCCTACTGAATCTCCATTATTTATTGCTTTCATTTTATCTATACCTTGAGATTGGACTGCATACTTGCTCATAACAAATTCTCCTGGGGTAAGCATTGCAGGAACTGTGTCGGTTCCCTTTGCATATCCTCCAGAATTAAACAAACTTGAAACAAATCCACCTGAAGAAAAAGTTGGAACCTGTTTACGGGGATAATTACCATAACCAGTACCAAAGTTAGGGTTTGAAGTATTGAATAGTTGTGCTTGTTCATTGAATTTGAGATCTCCTGCAGCAAGTGCTTCTGCTTCCTCCTTGTCTTTGAGTTCTGCTGCTGCTTTAGCAACTGCTGCTGCCTTTACGGCTGCTACTTTGACAGGATCAGTTTCTGCTGGGACTGGATAATCTGGAATTTCATAACCAATAACCTCTCCACGACTATTCTTGATTGGCTGAGGTTGAAGAGTTAAAGAGTTTGATCCTCGTCTATCAGTGTCGGAGACGACATCAGTCGGACCTCCAAAAGACCTAGAACCATAATCTCCTATATTCTCTTTGGTTTTTAAAGCACGATATAAAGCCCAAGAAGTTCCTGTCCAACTATAAAAATAAAAAAAGTTGTCATCTGCTAGTGCTGTTGCATCGGGACGATTGTTGTAGTCTAGTAATGGGTGGGTTTGAGCCCTCTCTGCATTTAGTTGTCCTCTCTGACTTTTTTCGCTAATTCTTCTAAAATCATCGTCTAGTCCTGCTTCTCTTAGTTTTGCGCGTTGAGCGATATTCAATCCTTTGTCGCCGTAATTTCCATATTCAGTTTTTCTAGGATCTGGCAGTCCAAGTGCTATGATTTTATCTATATATGTTTGATCAAATGCAGCATCTGCTGCTGCGGTTTGTGCATTGATGCTTTGCTCAGTTGATATCAATGATGCTTTATTTGCTGCATCCCCTTGTTTTAGGTTTTTGGTTTCATTTCCACCTGCACCATTTCCACCTGCACCATTTCCACCTGCACCATTTCCACCTGCACCATTTCCACCTGCACCATTTCCATCCCATGTTCCTAGGCCTTGACTTGCTGGGGCTGTACTATCTGCTGTTACCTTTGCTGCTTTTGCTGTTGCAACTTTTGCTTTTGCTGCATCAACTTTCTTAGACAGTTCTGAAAACTTACCAGCCTCACCTTTGTTTGTTGCATCTTTAAATGCCCTTTCTGCATCAGCCAATTCTTTTTCTGCAACAGTTAGTGCCTGATCTGCTGCTGCTTGTTGTTGAGTCTTGTTTTTTGCATCAAGAACTCCCTGTGGAGTTTTATTGTATGCTTTTAACTTATCAAGAACGGATTGCCACTTCTTATCAATTGCATCTGTTGATGCAAGGAGTACTCCAAGTTGTTTATCCAGGTCTTTACCTGCTAAAGTATTAGCATCTATTCTTGCCTTTATTCTATCCCAACTATATCTTGTTTGATCTAATACTGTTATCTCATCAACAAGTTTATCTATTTGTTCTTGAATTAAAGTGTTGGCATATGTTAAATCTTCAATTTTATCTTCTAGAGGCTCTAGTTGCTTTGTTTGAATCTCTAATATTTTATCTTCTTTATCTCTAATCTTAAGAAGTGCTCCTTCACGAAGTTCTTCTAGTCTATAAATTTCATCTTGCTTAACTCTTATTTGTTCTTGGATTGCAACTCTTCCAGGGTCTGTCTCCATTCTATAAAGTTGTTGAGATATTTCAAACTGACGGCTTTGTATATCCTTTTCACTTAACCCGCTTTGTGGCCCACGAAGCCCATCAATCTCATTTTTTCTTGCTTGCTCTAAAGCATCTGAAGCATCTGTCTGAAGTCTTCCTGCTGCATCTGCACGGTTTGCTTGCATTGCTTGTGCAGCAGATGAGATATCTCCCTTTGATAATGCATCCGCAAGATCGAGTTGCCCCTTTTGTTGACTTAATATTCCATCATTAATATTTGAAACCTTTTGAAGCGCTTCTGCTTGCTTGTCATATTTTTCATTAATCTTTTCTGCTGCATTAGAAATTAAGGCTAAGTCATTTGATAGAGTGGTATTTTCTGTATTTAGTTTTTCCATAGCACGATCACCAAAGATGGGATTCATTTCTAGGTCTCTATTTAAATCATTTACTTCTTCTGATAAACTCTCAATTGGTCTTGAATAATTTTTTTCAATTGCTCTTTGATCTTTTTCAATTTCACGATTAATTAGTTCAATTTGTCTTCTAAATATTGCTGCAGATGCTTCTGCTTCTTTAATTGATTTGTTATTAGCATTCATTGTGTCAACCATTGCAGTTGTTCTTGGGTCTGCACCAGTTCTTAGCAGGCTTTCTTGAACAGCAAACATTTCATCTACAAGTTCGAGTCCTGGTTTAGCAGACTCAGAGAATTGTCCAGCATTAAATTTAATTTGAATATCAATAATCTTTTTAGCCTCAATAGAGTTTAAATAATTTGCTATCTCTTCAGAATCAACCTTTCCATCTTTAAGGTCTTCAATTAAATGTCTTGCAAGTGCTGGGTCATTTAATACCTCTGTCATCTGGTCTGCAGAAAATCCTGCAAGTTGCATTGCTGTTGAAAGTTTTGGCATTTGCTCAAGTAGTTTAAACTCTTCATTTGCCATAATCATTTTTTGGCTAAGTGCAAATCTTTCAGTCTCAGATGCAGCCTTTTTTAAATCTTCAATGTACTGTTTTCTTTCTGGACTTCCAACTTTACCAAGAGCACCTGATGCAATTGCTGCTGCAGTGGCTGCATCTTGAACATGCTCTAGTGCTTCTGTTGCACTTGCTCCACTTGCAATTAGCATTTTAAATGCTGTTTCTTGGTTTGTAATTTGCTCTACTGTTTCTCTATTAACAACATTGGCTTCTCCAACTATCGCCTCATTGTATGTCTTCATCATTTTTACACCAGTAGGAGTAAGTCCTTCAATATTTGCTTTTGTTTTTGGTAGGGCTTTTCCTTTTTTATCTTTTTTAAACTTAAAGATTGCTTTATCCCCCGTGAGTTTTGCTAACTCATTAAAGTCTTTTGCAGACATCCCCATAATCATATCTCTAAATTCTTTTGGAACCTTCATTCCTATCATTCTTTGTTGAAGGCCATCAAACATCTTAAATGCAGTAGACATGTCTTTCTTTACTTTTGGATTACTAAATGCAGCAAGCATAGACTGTAATGGTTTTGTTGCATCAAATGCACCATCACGAACATTCTTAATACGCATAGCAAGATCATCAAGGAAGTCTAGAGGGTTTGATCCACCTACTTTAGGAGTTGCTGCAGGCACATCTGCTCCAACAGAAGTTACTCCTCCTAATCCTGACATTTCAAGTTTTTCAACTGCAAAATCACTATCTGAAAGAAGTTTTAATGCTGCAACATTTTTTGCTAAAATTGCTACATAAGCATCGGAGCCAATTGCAATTCCGTCTATATATGCTTGATTCATAGCCTGCTGAGCAGCAAGAAATTCTATATCTGCAGTACGGGTTTTATCGTTTACTGTAGCCTCATATATCTGCTGTGCTGCAAGTTTTTGCAAGTACTCTGTTTGTTGCTCAAGAGTTCCTTTCTTAAACTGTTCCATTCTATCTTCGTTCTTTTCTAATGCATCGGTTGCAGCCTTCATATTTGGAGAGACATCGGCAGAGGCATCAACGGTCTTGCCATCTTCTGAGGCTAAAGATGTTTTGCCAGCCTTCTTAGCATCTTCTTTTATTTTTTCAAGTGCTGCTTGCTCTTTCTTGATTGTTTCAAGTCCTGCAAGGCCTATGGTTGTAACCATAATCTCAAAGTCAATTGTATTTCCATCTAGAGCCTGAATACTTTTTAGGGTTTCCATCATTGAGTCAAACTGCGCTGGATCTTTCTTTTTCATTACCATTTCTGTAATAATTGAAGTTGCTTGTTTTTTACCCTCTGAAGTACCAAATCCTGAAAACATACCAAACAATTCTTTTGTTTTGGATGTACCCTTTGTTTTAATTGCTGCGTTTAGCAAGAAATCCATTTCGTTTAACTTGCCACTGAACAGATCCATATAACTTGTTGCTTCTGATGGACTCAAAACCTTGCTTCCAACAAGCATTTCCATTTTTGCCTGGAATTGTTGTGCTCCTTTTTCTCCAGCAAGACCAGTAGTTACATTCTTACCCAGTTCGGAATTGTACTCTCCATAAGTAGTATCATTTACAAGGTTTTTAGTTTTCTTTAAAAATGTTTTAGAAGCCTCTTCTTGATCTGTACCCTTGTATGTTGACTCAACCTGTGCTTTAGATGCATCAAAGTATGCATCCTCACGCATTGCTTGCTTACCCCAAACAGAACCACTATAAACTTTATCAAAACTTGCTGCACTTCTATTTATTTGTGAAAGAACTTGATCATTCATAAATTGAGTGTCTTTTACATTCTGAGCATTAAGTGCAGAAAGTTGTGTTTCAATCTCTAATTTCTTTTGTGCATTTGCTGTTGATGCTAACTCTGCTTCTAATTTTTGTTTTGCAGTTTCATACTCAACCTGTACCTGGTCTGCCATCATTGTTGCCAACTCTAAGTTGTTCATATTTAATGCTGCAAGTGCTGCTACTTCTTTTCTTGCTCCTTGTCCAAATCCTGACTTTGATGCAACATTATCTTCAAGGTTATTGGTTCTTTGTCCTGCCTTTGCCATTATTGCAACTCTGGCTTTCATAGGTTCCTTTTCTAGATCTTCACCATCAGGTCCAATCAGTGAGGTTAGTTGACCAATAACCTGCATTTCAAGTTTTGCATCTTTAAGTTCTATAGCCAAGGCTGCTGCGATGCTGTTTGCTGCGTTACTGTCTAAAACTCCATCTGCAACTCCTGTTGCAAGTTTTAATGCTAGATCTGATACTGCTTTATCTTGGCCAAACTCTTTAACATTTTTTTGAAAAAGTTCTTTTTCTTTTTTGCCAGGTTCTGATCCTAAAAATTGTTTTCCAAATATATCGTCAATCTTAACTGCTTCATCATACTTTCCATACTGGCTTTTTTCTCTACGCTTATCCATTTTTTCAGATGCGCCAACCCTACCAGTCATTTCTCCTATTGCCTTTAATCCACTTCTTGTTGCTGAAAGATCTTTTGCAAACTGTGCTGCTTTGCCAGCCATAGCATTAAGGTGCTTATTAAATAGGTATGCTCCTGCTGCTACGGCTGCTAGGGCTACTACAATACCCTGCGGTCCTGTCAATCCCGCAATCATTGGGGCGAACTGTGCAACAGTTGCTGCGCCACCAAGTGCTGCTGTTACTTGTGGTGGTGCTCCTGCCATACCAGCAACCATTGCTGCTGTACCTAATGCTCCTGCAGCCTTTCCAGAAACCTTTCCAACCTTTTCTTTACGCATTCCACGTTTCTTTTTGCCTAGTTGACTCTTCGTAAGAGTTGTAGGTTGTCCAGTTTCTGGATCAAAAAGTATCTGCCCCTTCTTGTCCCTTGTGTAGGTTGATGCTTCATCATAGGCTTCTACAGATCCCATTGCTGTTGCTGGGTTTACATAATTATTATTTGTTTGTGCTCCTGCAGGGATAATTCCATTTTCTGCTGCAAGTCTTGCTGCTTCGTCTGCATTATTTTTTGTAAGCCTATCTCTCTCTATCTTCTTTTGTTTTTCAATTTCTTCATTTACTTTTGCAATGCTTTCTGAAGAGTTTGCAATATTTTCTTGTGCTATTCCAGTTGCCCCTGTTGCTTGAAGAACTTCTCCAAGATTTCCAGTTGTTGCATTTGTTATTTGTGCACCAGTTAAAAGGTTTTCTGTATTTTGTGTTTGAGCATCAAGGGCATCGCTAGTTACATTTGCAAGTTCATCTGTTTTTTCTGCAACTAATACTGTTGACTTTGCTGTATCAGTGGTACCCTCAGCAATAACTTTCTTTGCTTTTTTAACTGATGGGGTTAGGCTTGATTTTTCTTTTGCTTCTGATGTTGATCCTACTCTTGCTCTAGCACCAAGTTTTCTTCTTTGTCTATCTTCTGATTTAAGAATTTGTCTCTCTTCATAGTCTTCTGGATTATTAAGGTCATCATAGAATGCCTTGTTTCCAACATCCATCTTTTCATTTATTACTTCTGTTGGAACTGCAGTGTTACCAAGTGTTGAAGATTGTGCAGATACTCCTGCCTGCCCTTCTTTCATTCCAAGAGTTAAACCTTCTGCAACTTCTTTTCCTGCTTCAATGGCTTTTCTAGATGGTGAGTCTGCTGCTGTTCCAGCCTCGCTTCTAACTCCATCAATTGCTGCTTGACCAACGGTGGCTCCTTGTGATCTAGCATCTGTAACGGCTGCTTCATCTACTTCTATAAAATTACCTTGGCCACCAGGCCTTCTTACTTCTGTGCCACCTGTTTGATATGTTCCTCGCTCATTGTATTTTGGTTTATCTGCTGTATAGGCTTCACCTTTAACGTTTGTTTCACCTCTAGCAACTGCATCTGCGTTGGCAATTGCCTTCTGTTCTGCGTCCATGTGGAGCCTTACTCCAGTAACCGTTTCTCTTGCTACTTTAAAAACTTGACCAAGTTCAGTATCTAGTCCAGCAACCTGAGAACGAACAGTTTGCTCAATTCCTTGAAATACTACGTCGTCAAATATTTGCCCTGGGTTGGCCTGCTTCCATCGTGTAACTTCTTGTAAAAGTCTATCATCATATACTTGTAATGCTCCAGACAGTTGTTCAAAGTTTCCACCACCGATTTCAACTGCTTTTGACCATTTTGAAACTCCAGTTGCTGAAAAGTCTTCCAAGAAAGCATCAATTGTTGGAACAGTATTTCCTGGAATATCTTTATATTTTTTAATCTCTGGGGATCCATCGGCCATTGCTTTATTTATTTGCCCCTGAAGCATGTATACTGGGCTGGCGGTAGGCATTGCAACATTGGTTCCATTTGCTTGATTACTTGCTTCAATTGCTCTTTGAAGATTTAAAAGTTCTGATTGCGTTTTTTCATGTGTTATGTTTATAGTTCTAGATAACTGATCAATTGGAATTGAAGTAGATGTTTCAGCATGGGAAAACTGCTGAACTTGTTGTTGGCTTGCTCTAGGATTGTAAAATTTATGTAGGCTTGCATCTGCCCCTGCAGTTCCTACTTTTTTAGTTGCCGTAGATGCTCCAGAAGCAGTTAATTGCCTACCTCTACTTTCTGCAGCATCTGCTGCTGATTCAATAACACTTTTTACGCTACTAACCAAAGATGCTCTTAACTGCTCTAAACTTGCTTCACTACTATCAGTTACTGTTCTGCCAGTTGCTTGTGCGTAGGCAATAAGTTTTTCTGCAGAAGTTTTATTAATAAACTCAAATTGTTTACCAATTTCATCTGCTACACCTGCTGAATCATTAGAGCGACTAGCCATCTGACTAATAAAGGTTTGTTGATCACCAGTAACAACTCTTCCAGTTCCTTGATTATATCTTTTTACGGATCCATTTTGAAGTGCTGCTACTAATTCTGGATTATCCTTTGCAGTCTGCTTAGTGATAACAACTTCCCCAGGAGTAAGCAATGCTGGGACTGTATCTTTGTTTCCGCTACCTGGGACTACTCCACCCTGTGCAAACTTCTTTGGAGGTAGACCTGCTACTGCTCCTGCTGGTCCTGGTACTGAGTTAAATAGTCCTGGTGATGATTGTGCAAGTGCTCTTGCCTGAGTTGCTGCATTTCCATATGCTGCAGCAAGTGCATTAACGGATGCCTGCTCAACATTGAATGTAGAAATTAATTGACTGTGAGATGTGTGTAGGGCATTAGATTGTGCAAGGTTTTCAATCTGCTGATTAGTTAAATAATCAAATCCGCTACCAAGAACATTGCTTGAACCATTAAGTTTGGCAATTCCTCCACGAAGCATAGCAAAAAATTTAATTAAGTTAGCAACTCCGTTAGCAAGAATACCAAATGTCATCAAAGCAATTGGGGCTAATCCGCCAATCACACCAATCATAATTGCTATTACTTTTTTTGTTCCGTCACTTAAACCATTAAACTTTTCTAGGATCTTTCCAACAAAGTTAACAATTGGAGTTACTGCTTGCAAGAATGCCTTACCTACGGGAACAAGTTGAAGTTTAAGGTTTTCCATAGACTTCTTAAATTTGTTACCAGTCATGTCTTCAACCTTGCCAAGTTCTCGCTCAGACAAGATTGCTAATTCTTCAACTGATGCCCCAGCAAGTCCAAGGGCTCTTGCAGCCTGTGAAGAATCTTTTGTTACGTTTTGAAATAATGTAGAAAGACGAGCAAACTGGAACTTACCAAATAGTTGTTCAATTGCTCTTGCACGGTTAAGAGGATCTAGTGTATCAAGTGCTCTTGCAAATCCTACAACAGTTCCTTTTAGATCTCCCTTATTTGCTTCAACAAGACCAGTAATATTTATTCCAAGATCGGCAAGGAATTCACTAGCCTTCTTAGAAGGATTAATCATAGAAGCAAGACCAGACTTAAGTGCGTTAGCACCTTCTGATGCGTTAATTCCACCTTCCTTCATCGCAGTCATAAAGAATGCTAGGTCTTCTACAGATCCACCAAGTTGCTTTATAACTGGTCCAGCCTTTGGAACAGCAATTGTTAAATCCTCAATAGAAAGAACAGTTTGGTTTTCTACTGCGTTAAGGAAGTTAATTTTTCTTGCAAGATCTTCTGTTGCAATTCCAAAAGCATTTGTTAAAGAAATTGTTGTTTCTAAGGCCTGTTGTTGCTCAACTTGACCAAGGACTGAAAGTCGTGTTGCCTGAATTACTTGAGAATTAAGCGCGTCTCCAGTAAGACCCATTGCTGCTGCTGAAGCAGCCATTTCAACAGTATCTTTTACTGCAATTCCATATTTAGTAAATTCTTTTCCAAGTCTTTGAATGTCTGCAATTGCTTTATCAGTTGCATCTCCACCTGTGAACATGTCTCCATAAACTCTTGTAAACTTTGTAACAGCCTGTTCCATTTCCATGAATGTTTTTGCTGCTGTAGAGCCAAGAATAGAAAGAGGAATAGTCAAACCAACCATTAACTGGCGACCTGCCCACTGAGTATTCTTACCAAAATTTAGGAGTTGAGTTGAGCCTTGGCTTAATAACTTATTTAAAAATTGCTGTCTTTGTGCAGCCATTTGCATACGTGTTGCATAATCTGCATACTGGCCATTGACCATCTTAAGGTGCTTTGGAACTACCTGAAGAGTCTTGATCATGTCTCCATTTGCAGACTGCATCTGAATATACTGAGACTGTAGAAGTTTTACTCTGTCTTTACTAGCACGGGTTAATGTCTCACGCTCTTGTGCAAACATCCCTTTAAATACCTTGGTATTTTGCGTTGCTGCTGCTGCGGTGTACCTAAAGTACTGTCGCATTGACATTTGATTTTTTTCAAGTGCTTGCGTGAAAGAAGATGTACTTGAGGCTACATCTTTTTGAGTTGCAACAAACTTTCCAGTTGCATTAATAGCCTGCATTAACTGGCTATTAAGGCCCTTCTGGGCATTCATTGCTGCAACATTACCCTGAGTTAGGGTTTGATTAAAACGGCTGAGTCCAGACTGTAACTGACGTAATTGTGCTAAGGCTTGACTGGTATCAAAATTAATACCAATATTTGCATTTACGTCAGCCAATCAAAACACCTCTTTACTTGATTGAGTTTAAAAGACCTGTTGTATCAGAAAGTTGCATTCCTGAAGCAGCATCAATGATCTTATAGACTGTAGGAAGATCTAGATTTTCCTCAATCGCCTCTCTGTTGTCTGCTATTGCAGGCAAATATTGTTTAAATGCAATTTGTACGCAGTCAATTAAAACATCCATAGACTTAGTGTTGTCTTCTGCGACTTCCTGAAGTTTAGTAAACTGCTCCATAAATGGCTTTAGTAGAGATATTTTTAGTGGCTTAATCTGAAACTTTGTTCCATCAATAAGTGATAATTCGTTCTTGCTTTCTGCTTCTTTAACCATGATTTCCTCCATTGTAGTTGTTTAATTATACCATAAGCAGGCTTATTTTTTACTCTATTCTTTCATAGGATAGGCCCATACCAATTCCAAACCCAGCCCTTTGTGCGTTAATCCCTTGAAGAGCAACAATATCTTTTGAGTTGGCTGCTTGCCCACCACTAAATACTCTAGCCTTCATTTCTTCCCAGGCATTACTCTTTTGAGTATTCTTGTCTAGGTCGACCCCTTGCATTGCTGCAAGAAATTTCTTTTCATCGTAGTTTAGTTCTCTGCCTATAGATAATGTTATCATTAATTCTGGCATAGATAATGATCTTTCTAGTTCGTCGTAGTCTTTCCATATCCCCAGCAAAAATACTTCAGACTCTAGTTTTGCAAGGTCAAGGTCTTCCCAAGAAGACCCACTGTCTACAGCCTGTTTTTTAATTGGCTCTTCTGATTTTTCATTAATTTTAATACCAGCAGTTACATCTAAAATATCATATATGTTTTGCAAGTCAACATACTCTTCTAGCATTTCCTGGCTTTGAGTAATCTCTGGCCTAAACTGTTTCATACAAACCCTTGCACATTTTGACAAAGCAATAATGGCTTCAAGGTCTCCTTTAGAGTTTCTGACATCATCAAAAATATCCATTAACTGTCTAAGATATTTTATTTTTAATGGAGACAGTTCTATTTCTACCCCATCTTGCAGAGTAATATTTTTTGTATTATATACCGTTGTTGCCATTATACAAGTATACCAAAGAGAAAGGCCCAATCCCGAAGGATTGAGCCTGTCCCATATTAAGTTATATTATGATGCTGCTGGGATGGTACGATCTACGATCTTACCGTATGATGCGTCATCATTTGGAAGAAGACGGAATGATACTTCGAACATTGTCGCTTCGTCTCTCTTTGCAGATACTGTAACGCTTTCAATTGAAAGTGCACGGTATGCTACGTAAACTCTTTCGAGTTCATCTGATGCTGCACATTCGCCAGTTCCTGGACCAACTGCAACCAAACCGCGTTCGACTGGGCATTCGCCGATGTCTCCTGCTGAAAGATTAAGTGTTGGGTTTCCTGATACTGTGTTGAGATCTGAATCTTTACCTGCAAGGGCAAAGAGAAGATTCTCTAGTGTTGATTCTGCGAATGTAGTATTTAGGTTTACCTGCATGCCTTGCTTGAACAACTTAGCAACGTCAAGAACCTGATCTACTGCAACCTCACCAAAGTCTGGTTGGAATTCAATTTCCAAACCATTCATTGTGTAACCAACGTTACGGAAATCTGCATCATTTGACAAAGTTGTCTTGTATGATACGTCTTCTGCGTATGCTGGAAGGGCTGCTTCTGTAAGTACGCCTGCTTCATGTGTGAAGAGGGCTGCTGCTCCAACAATAATATTGTTGCTGCTACCACGTGTATATGCCATTTATTTCACCTCTTTTTTTTCTTTTGGATTAAAAGGGCTTGTTTCCTCAAGATTAATTATACAGCCCTTTTTATGCATTTACTGAATCAATTATGTCTTGTTGTTGATGGTAGTCGTAGTCAATAATTATCTTATTACCCGCATAGGTTCGGGCTGTTCCAAAGTCGACTATATCTCTTGCCTCTTCTAGTTGATAAATCTTAAAATCATGGAAATAGAACTTACAGGTAACGAAATCTGGTTTTAAAACAGTTCCAAAATTTATTGGATTATTTTTAGCCCATTTGTTTAGATCTTCAGCGCTTTCGTCTCCACGATCTAGAAGTCTTAAAACAGCCTCTTGAATTCTAATCATATTGGTAGTTGTGTTTGACGCAGTATAATAAAAATAATACAAAACCTGTTCAGATTTTATATGAGGAAATGGACCCCTACGCATTCTAAACATTCTGTCATAAACTGCCATAGTTCCACCTGTCGGGAATTGTGTTTGTAACGCCTCTAATGTAGATGGTCCTGTTGGGAAAAAAGGGACATCATCTAATTGTGTCAACTCTGAAATCTTTGCTTGAAGATATTTATTAATCCACAATACTGGAGTATTTATTACTGATGTTGAATCTGTCATTATCCAGCCACCTTTGCGTTAACAACCCATCTGTAACCTGTAGATAAGCCAGTGGATCTTCCACTACGCATCCCTTTTCTTAGATTTTTCTTATATACTATTGGGTTCTCAAAATATTGTCCCAGGTTGCTGCTTTTTAAAAATGCCTGTGTAAAGTATCTACCAAAGAACATGTCAAATGCTTTTTCAAATTCCCCTTGAGTGTTTCCTCCTGGATTTTCAACAACTACAGGCTTCTTTGTATAAACAACTTCTCCATCTACTTCAAACCTTAAAGCATCTGCAAATCGTGGTTTTATAATTACCCTGGTTCCATTTTCCATTATCTCTGCCTTATTACGAAAGGGCTCTGTTGATCCCTGACCTACAGTTGAAGACTGCTTGAAATTTGATATAAAAGATAATCCCATATTGCTAACAGTATAGTCTATATCGAATAGTCTGGCTTCAGGACTACCATTTTTATACCACTCATAAACGTGATGCAAAGTTGATGGAGAAACTCTTGCATTTGTATCAATAAACTGAGAGGCCATCTCTGACACATCTGCTCCTAAAAGTTTTAGGAATTCTGACTTTCCGTTCTGTACTCCTTCAGTAAAACCAGTTGAGTAATTAATAAGATTTTTCATCTGGTTATTAAATTTTTTATTATCGAACCTGGCTTTTATCATACATCTACCGCCTGATTCTCAGACCTTCTAATAATTAGTTTGTAATATTCAACTGACCCAAATGGTCCAACAAATGGGTCTTGTGTTGCAATTTCAAATATTGTTGACTTGCCTGATCTTGGACCAGAAGTTTCTGTGTATATATCGTTGCAGTTTTTATCCCTAATATTTGTAACAATAACATTTGTAATTGAGTTTTTGGATTCAAGGCTTGACATTCTTATATCTGTCTTTGCTCTGCCAATAAGAATCTTATCTTGTGTTATGTTTACATTGGGCGTTACTTCTTCTTTAAATGCTCCGCCTGCAGGTGCAAAAGAACATGCAATTGTTCTATCAAGTATCCAGGTCTTTTCTACGTTACCGTAAACTCCCTGCTCAACTATTGGATGATAAACATCTGCAAGCATTGGAAATGCAAAGTCTGGCTCTTCGCATATCATTAAATCACACCTGGCTTGACAATGGTCTTAACATATTTGTCAAGTATCTTATCAACTAAGAAGTTCCCAGTACCGCCAAGCATTGCCTTATCAAACTGAATTCTAAACTGATCTGTGTTGTAGGCTGTTATATATCTCTTGTAGTAATCTAACTTACCACATTTAAGATCTTCTATCAATAGTTTGGCTGCGTACTCTACGTCATCAGGTACTTTAAGATATCCGTGGTCTACAACAAATGTGTAGTCATATCCTGATGGGAAAGATATTCCTTCATATCCATAGTAACCAAGATCTCCACTTGCAACTGGTAGATTCTGTGCTGTTGACTCATACCTATTTAACTCAAGAACATCTGCACGAACTCTCTGTATAGCAGTCTTGTCTGGTGTTATTGCATACTGATAGTCACCAAGGTCTGGGTTTGATTTATCATAGACTAAAACGTTATTCTCATAAACCTTAAATACTCTATAAACCTTTTCCCATAAAGAAAAATAATCTGAGCCATTTCCAGTTCCAACTACTGTTATCTTTTTGTTATAAAATCCTTCTGGCACAAATGTGTCTATCATTGATCTTGCTACTAATTCTAAAATTTTATATTCTGCAATCTCTGATGCAGTTGTTCCTAATGTATTTGGATCTACATATGGTCGGATTAGTTCATAGAACTCTTCGTGAATTAATTCTTCACCCTCGCCAATATTGTAAATCTCTACTCTATAGTTATTGTCATATCTTCCAGGGAGTTGAATGTTTATATCGTCTCCTGTTGACCATCCTAAAAATTCTAAAACCTGTACTGAAAGGTCCGCCATATCTGTTACTCTTGCGTATATATCTGCATCTTCGTACCCTAAAGGTACAACAAAATTTACAACAATGTCGTCGTATGGCGGAACTCTCAATATCTCCATGAATTACTTACCGAATTCCTTGGCAACTTCTTCTGGCGTTGCTAGACGAATATGTGAACGAGTGAGCCACTTTTCAGAAGCATCCTTGCTAACAATATTGTAGCCACGATAAACCTTGCCTACCTCTGACCAAGTAACATTCTTCGTTGAATAAACTGCTACCTTTTCAGAAACTAATACTTCAGCCTTTTTCTTTGCGGAGCGTGGCTGACGAACTGTTGTAGTTGCTCCTATTGCACCATCTCCTACTGGACCAAGTGCTGGAACTTCTTCTACGTGTGAATCGTATGTTGGTGTTGTAATTGCGCTAACTGGCTCTTCAACAACTGGTGCTGGAGCCTCTACTTCAGGTTCTGCTGGAGTCTCAACTGGTGCTTCTTCAACAACTGGGGTTTCAACTACTTCTTCTTCTGATGTAGGATTATTTGTATATTCCATTTTATTCCTCCTGAATAGTATTATATCATTATAAGTAGTAAGGGGAGCAGGAGAATTAACTCCCACTCCCCCTAATTTTTAACTGTTTACAGATTATGAATCTGATTCAGCATCAGCGAATGCGACAGCATCTTGTTCTTCCCATTGAATACCGAAGCGAACGAAGACTGTATATTCTACAGTGTCCTTCTTTGGCTTGTATTCACGGTTTACAGTGATGTCACGCTGGAATCCCCATACACGGTTCTGTGGGAATGTCAAGTCGACATATCCTGCAGGGTAGTATGGAACTTCCTGTACGTCAATTCCGAGAACACGTGTTGTACGTGCTCCACCGAATGTCTGTGCTCCACCGTCAAGGTATGCTTGACGATTAGTTGGAGTTCCGCCAGCCTGTGAAGCAAATGCTTCAGCAACTGCGTCTGCTAGGGTACCGTTATTCTTAACGATTCCCTGGAATGCATCTGTACCAGCATAGAACTTCAAGTTAGACTTGATAGCACGATACTTGCGTGGCATTGCAAGAATGATGTTCTGCATTACATCTGTTGTCCAGGCGTTATTAGCGACTGTTACAACTGACTCATGAGCATCTCCGTCAGTCTTTACACGGTTTACGAAACCGTTTAGGATTGAAGTAAATGCGTTTGAACCTGTTCCTGTTCCGTTGATTGCAAGGTCTTCGATATCATTACCGAAAGCGTTTGTCATCAAGCGTACAATGTGATCTTCTAGTGCTGCACCTTCGATGTTATCTTCTAGTGCTTCTGCAGATACTTCCCAGTCAAGACGAATCTTCTTTGTAGTCAATTCAACCTTTGAGAATGTTGCACCTGCGTTTGTGTAATCGCCAACTGCTTGCGCTGCTGCACGAATAACACGCTCTCCGACGTTTACCTTTTCGAGTTCCATTGTATTGGCTCTCATTGTAACGCGACGGCCATCTTGGGCGAGAATGGTAGCATCCCACACGTAGTCAATAAAACGACGTGCTTGCTCTGGGCGTAGGATACCTGATCCAGCCTCACCTGAAGGGTTAACTGCATTTGGTCCAGATGTTACTCCTGATAGTGCTGTTGGGATATTACCCAAGACACCACCATCGGTGTAATTACCTGGTACGTTTGAACCTGCTTCAGATCCAGATGCGAATGCACCTTGTCCCTGATACAGTCCTGGTGCTGTTCCACCAAGATTACCTGAAGTTCCAGGTTGGTTCTTTTCTATATTTTGTTCCGACATATTGTCACCTCCTGTGATTTTTTACTTATTAATTAAATAAGTCGGCTGTTTTGAGGAAACTACCGCCCCATAGGGATTTTTCAACCGTTTCAGGTTGATTCTGTACTATCTCGCCGAGATCGCCAGACTTTCGGAAAGCAGTGTCTTGCTCTACAAGTTCCACACGCTTACCAAATTCATTGAATCCACTTGATACTGTTGCAATATCTTTTGCAACTGCTTCAAATGAACTTTTTGCTGTTTCAACATCAACCTTTGAAGACTTAAGCATTTCTACTTCTGCCTGCAATGAGTTAACCTTTGAAACTAGATCGCTAAAGGCTGATTCTAGAGTGTTCTTGATTTCTACAGTTGAATCAACTGCTTCATCTGATTTAGATACTTCTGTAACTTCTTCAACTACGTCAACTGCAGAAGTCTCTTCAGACTTTGCAATCTCTTCAGATGCTGGGGCTTCATCAGCCTTAATAACATCTTCTGTAGTTGTTTCAACTACTGCATCAACCTCTGGAGCGACCTCTGACTTTTCTACTTCTACTGCTGCTTCTGTTTCAAGAACTTCTGCAACTGCTTCTGTCTTTTCTGTCATAGGTTGTACCTCCTTGTTAATCTTAGAAGTATTAATGCCTTTAGCACTATCAACTAAGAATTTTATCATTGTTACTTTTTCTTTATCCGTTTTTTCAACGAAACCTATATTTTCCATTTGTTCACCGTTTATTGGACTAGTTTCTGACTCATTCTCAGATGCCAAAACTATACCATTTGCTTTATCGTAAAAAACATTTTCTAAAACTGTTGCGTCACCCTTAAATACATCTACTCCGTCTACCTTTTCAACAGATACAATGTTTGCAAATTGATTTGCTGGGGAATCTACAAGACTCAACTCAACTAAATCATATTCTTTAATAACTCTAATTTGTGTGTCTGACTTTTCATCATATGCGTCATCCCACTTATTCATTCTTCCGCCAATAGAAAAACCAGTTAGCGTTCCATCTAGAACTTTTTCCCAAGTATCTTGTGCACCTTTTGAAACATATGCGGAGACAAAAACACCCTTATAAAACTTCTTTGATTCTGGATCAAAGTACTTGTCTTCTTTAAAGTTAACCATCTTGCCTACTGCTAGTGGTTGGTGCATTTCTCTAATGTTCCCACGGAATTTTGCAAATGCTGCCATTGATGCTTCTGCTGTTACGATGTCATCTTGCTTATCAATATTGTCAAGTGATGCAAAGCCTGAGACGATTCTTCGCTCTTTATCTACCTTACTAAAAGGCATCGAAAGTCGGAGATTATCTCCCTCTGAATTCCAGTGTGCTTTAGATATAATCATGGTTATTCTATTATATACCCTTTTTTATTGAAGTATCACTATTTGGACATATCGGACACATCGTCAACTTTACGACCTTCGCCTTTTGGATTTCTTCCACTTACTGTGGCTGGTCCGTCAGACTGGTTATTAGTTCTTTCTGTGTCTCTTTGTCTATCTGCATTATCATTTGCTGTGTCTTGAGGTTTTGGATCGAAAGGCTCGTTACCGCCTTCAATCTGTGGAAGACCAAGAAGTTCTCTACCTTCATTTGGTAGCATAACCTGAGTCTTAACAAGTCTTTCAATTATTTGTGATTGAGCAATTTCATCTGTAAGAGTAAGTTCGTTAAACTTAAACTCCAAGATATCTGTTTTTTCTCTTATAATCTTGTTAATCATTTTCTCAAGATTTCTTTGTGCTGGTCTTGCAACTTGCTCTTTAAATGTGCGGTCTTGAGATAGGGCTGCAGCGATGGCTGCTGAATCAGAACCACCAATTTTAGAAAGAGGAACTTGATGTGCAACAAGAATATCATCTCTGTTTTGTTTGCGATACTCTTTAAATGATGCCTCTTGAATTCCATTTTCTACAGGATCCATCTTAAACTCTACCTTGTTGGTATCTGAATCTCCAGGAAGTGGAATATATAGTGTTCTATGATTTTGTCCTTTAAGACCACTTTGAAGAAATCTAAACATTTTATCTTCTGCCTCAGCAGATAGTTTTGCTCCCTTAAGCGTTACAACATATCTTGGCGTTGCTTTATTCTGGAAGTAGTCAATATTGTATTGTGATGCAAGTTGATCTCCGTGAAGCGATCCAATCGCAGACATGATATCTGGAACGCCATAAAAAGTATTTAGTGGTGAGTATTCTTTAAAATGAATAATCTCATTTGGACGAGCATCTGTTCCAAGTGGATTTGCATTTGTTGCTCCAAAGTTACGGAAGTAAACTACTTTGTTTGCAATGACCTGAACAAAGCCATCACGAAGACGACGAACACGCATTGTTGTAGATGGGATATGACCAACATATCCAATGTCCCCACGAACTGTTCTTCCTACTTCAAGGTATCCATTTCCTGTTGCTTGTAGATCAGTAAACACCTTTTCCATGGTTGTAGTAAAGGAGTCTTCTGTATTTAGAGATTCTAGCCAATCGCTTAACTCAATCTTGGCTCTTTCAATTCTTCTACGTGCATTTTCTGCTGTCTTTGGTTCTGATGCTTCTAACTTAAGCATTGTTCTTTTAGAAACCTTAAACTCATAACCAAGCCCAACAATATTTTCTACCTTGGCATCAATTGCTGCGTGGTTTGCAAATGAAGTATCATAGAAACTTGCAAGTTCGTAAAGATTCCATGGTGGAGTAATTACATCGAATAGTCCGTAAGCATTTCTAAATACTGTTCCTGAGTTAATCTCTTTGGACTTTGCTCCGTCACGACCAGTGCTTTCTGCTCTTGAACTTTCTATGTATGCTGGTGTTGCTTCACCCTTTAGTACACGAGTTGTTCTTCTTTTAAAGTTTGCATCAAGTCCCTGCAAATCTTTGACTACATCCCATGACTGATTAAATGGATCTTGCTTTGTAAAAGTGTCATCTTCAGGAAGTGGACTATCTGTCTTTGCTCTAATAAAAAATTCTTTGTCTTCACTCATTAGTCATCACTTCCATATTTTGCAATAGTATCCTTGGCTGCTTGTACTGCACCAAGATCGTTCATAGATGGAATTAATCCTTCTGCCATTCTTTGTTTTTGCTCAGAGTATTCTTCTTCTGAGATTCTGGTTAGACCTGGAACGAAGATGCATTCTCCATCTCCTTCATCCCCGTAATATCTTGCTGCTTCTTTAAGTTTTGATATTTGAAGGATATCTCCTTTCATTGATTCAATGTTTAAAACAGAACCAGTTCCATCCGTAAACCACTTACCGTTAGCCTTTTTGTAAACATAAAGACCCCAGTCATAGTGTTTTTCAATAATTTTTGCACGGGACTCTCCCACTTGCCCTTTCATTCTGGGCAATTGCTTCTTCTTTTTACGCGGATCTTGAGGATTCATACCTATAAGTATACCATATTAGACAGCACTAGCCGTTATTTGTTTCGAAGTAATACCTTTATACACGGTATACTCGTACCCATTAACTGTAAACACCTTGTCCGTATCAATAATAATCTTGTTAGTTCCTGTGTAACTCTTGTAGATTGTTGATGGATCTACTCCATAATAACTTGTTGAAGATAAAATCAAAACCCCACGCCAAACAAAAGAAGATGTTTTCCAGTTATCCCATTCAAGGGTAAGAGGAAGAGAGTATTTAACTCCAAACCACGGTCGTATATCAACCTTTTGAACCTCTTGCAGGTTTGTTGATTGATAATAAGATATCATATTAAATGTTATTGGTCCATTTAGATTAATTGACCCAACCCTAGAATCAAAGTTTAATAGGTTTGGAAATGATATTCCCAAGAATCCCCACTCTTTTACAGTTACAACGGGCTCTTTGACAAGTTTTCCATTCCAATAAAACCCTATATTGTCTTCTAGTTTTCCAGTTCTTACGTTTATAGCATAAATCTTAGCCCGTTCTCCACTTGGGTGAATGGCTACCATATAAAATTTTATATGAGTGTCTTTTGATTGAATCTCAAATATTTCTGTTGAGGCGTACGGGAATGCATCTTGATCGTACCTTATTGCTATCTGCATAGCCATAACCTTGTAGTTGCTAGACATTTCTTTATTAATTGGAATAGACAATCCACGATTAACCACTGGATCAAATGTTCCTTTTAACTCTATTCCCGTATATCTTGTTAGATAGAGGTATGGAGAACTACCCTTGTAAATTGAAAACGGATTCCTATCTTTATAGTCATAGTAAAATCCAGATTTTTTGTATGGGTACATTTCATTTCCAAATCTTGTTCCAATTGGATTCGGAGATGTTGAATTAAATGCCTGAGAAGCATACTCAAGGTTTCTAATCTTAACCTTGTTGTTTATAATACCTTTTACATTAAAGTCTAAATGTGTGACAAGTGCAAGATCTGTTACTCTGACATCTTTTGGAGGGTAAATGATCATATTATTTACAACTTCGTACTTTGTGTTCATCCAGTTATTTCCTGGAGAAACAATAGAATCATTAGAAGGTTTTTCTATATTAATAAAGTTTGACTCTAAAAGGTTGGCTCCGTTTTCAATATA